TGGCCACCACCTGTAGTGTTTGTTGGGCCAGGAACTGCAATAGCACCTCCACCCATGCCGTCTTCATTGATGAATGTTTTGAACGATTTCATTAGCAGTTCCACTTTCTTAGTGCCAACGCTTTACGAGTTGGTTTACCATCTTTCTTCATAGGACCTTTCATGCCACCCATTCTTGCACAGAACGACTTGCGGCGATTAGCGGCCTTAGAACCTTTTTTCAGTTTTGATGGTGGAGTTGTAACTGCCATCTTCAATTTTGAACCTGGATTTTCTCTACGATATGATGCAACACCTTTGCGATTCAAACCACCCTTAGGGTCTTTACCTTCTTTACGGCGCCATGCGGCAGACTCATAAAGTTCTTCGTCTGAAACGTCTTCTAGGTCTTCCCAGATTTGTTCAGGATCAATGTTGTGTGTCTCTGCAATTTCCATAACAAGTTCTTCAACGATGTCAAACATTGCATCTGGATTGTGTTCTTCTTTAAGTTCACTACGCATGTAATTGGCAACAGTCATGATGTAGTCTTCTGCCAATGTAATCTTAGATTCGACCCATTCAGGTAAGTCCGTTTTGTCACCAATCAAGTCCATCATCTCTTGTGCATTGTGCATGATGGTACGTAATTGATTGATGGCCATGTATGGATCAGAGTATTCTGGATCTTTTTCTTCTTTAACCTGTTTATCAGCAGCCTTTTCTTTTTCTTTGTATTTTTTAATTTGTTTTTTAATAAACTTGTTGTTATTATATACAATGGTTGCATTATCGATTGCATGTTGTAGTGGAACTTTTGGAGTCTTGGCACCAGCACCAGTTGCCATGGCACCAGCCAATACGGCCGCGCCAACTTTTTCTTTCCAACCTTCCGTCACATCTTCAACTTCTTCCGGCACACAATTCGGAACTGTACGTCCACCTTTTTGTTTTGTACCAACAGGATGATATCCAGTCCAGCATGGATTACTGGTTCTCAAAGATTTCTTTTTTTCTTCTTCTCTGATTTGTTTGAAACTTTTCATATCTTCCTCAGTATATCTGCAACATTCATGTCTACGGGGATAACATCTGTTCTTATATTATTGCCTCTTATACCTTTGATTACCTCTGGCAATATATTAAGATATAATAAAAATGTCTTTAAAACATCATAATCTTTTTCATCAATTCTAAAAAATAATATTCTGGCAGTAGCTTCTGGACCAAAAACATTATTAAGAAGGATGATATGATTCAGAATCAATCTCTCTTTTAGACTCTTGGTGATTTTATATCTACGCAAGAGTCGTTTAAGATACTTTGTCCTTTTCAGATCACCCTCAAATTCAGATTGTAAACAATTCGGTGATGTATAGCTTTTGGCCGCATACATTACAAAGTTGTCTTCATTCAATTCATCAAACATGTTAAAGAGGGGCCGAAGCCCCTATTGTTTAAGCAGGAACGTTTAGAGTAACGTTGGCTGATGTAGCAACCACACCTTCGTCTGCGGCAGTTACAACCACACGGAACACGTTCGTGTTGTTTGCGGTAGTACCAGGCATTGCATACAACGTAGAAGTATTGTTTCCAGAGAAGTGGATACTTGTTGTGTTTGCTGGAATAGTTGCCCAACCATAAGAACCGGTTGAGTTGTTGTATTGCCAGTTGTATGTCAAGGCAGCCGCTGTATTTCCAACCAATGTTGGAGTAACAACAAATGATGCAACGTTGGTGAATGATGTGTTGGAGTTTACAGTCTGTGAACCAGAAGTAACCAAAGTGATTTGAACGTTGGCGTAAATTTGACCGTCAGCATCACCAATAGTAGAATTCAAGCAAACCAAGGTTTCTTGTGTGATTCTACCAGCACGGCCGCCGGAACCTGTGGTTTTTAGAACCCAACCAGAGTGTGGTGGGCGACCTGTAGTTGCTGATGTTGCTTCAGTAACTTGTTCTTCTTGATTATCAACGTTGAAAAGACCAATAGTAACGTTATTGTTTCTTACGGAACCATCAGCCAATGTAGATGCCCAATAGTTGGCTGTAGTGTTGTTGAATAAGTTTGCAGTGTTGTTAGCATTTTGTCTAACGTTAACACGAGCAGTTGCCCATTTAGGTGCATTGTTGCTTGCGTCTAATTTTCCCCATGAGGACATTTTTTTCTCCTTGATGTGTAAGGTAATCTACCTATTTATTGTTATTTTGTTCTTAGCTGTTGCTTCTTAGGGTCTTGGTCCAAATAATCGGCGGTCTTACTACGATTTTTCAACATAGGATCGATTTCAATAGTGTCTCGCTTTTCACCTGTTAGTGTGGTTCCACCCTTCAGAACCATACGTGCATTTGTTCCCTTTTCATTATCATCATTGACTTCAACCTTTTTGATGACCTTTGGTTGCTTACTGGATGTACCAGGACCTTTATCGTCCTTTTCGTGGTCATACAAGTCTTCTTTCAGTCTACGTTTAGCATAGATTTCTTTGACCATTTTACCAGCCTTAGATTTCTTTGGTGCAACATCATCTGGTGTAGTTCCACCATCAAAAGGAGATTGTGTAGCACATTGTGGATCATTAATATTATCCTCTTTTCTCAAACCACTGGAGTTTGGAAAATGAACAGGTTTTATTGTTCCAATTGTTGAGGCTTTATTTAATTGGTGTGTTCTCTTAGCTGTAGGAGAATCAGCAGTGTGTGAGCGAACCTTCTTAACTGCAATTGGAGCAGTTTCTTCTTCGACAGACATCTTCTTACTTTTCGCAGCCTCTTCAGGTGAATCATGAAATGTGGTAGTCTTGGTTGGATGTGAAGAACTTCCACCAGCCGCAAAGTATTTACCTGTTTCACCATGCTTCATAATATTGGCGTGTTTAGTGCCATCTGAATGCCATGAGTGACCAACAAGTGTGTGTCCCGCACTCGTTTTAGAAGGTTTACCGGATGCAGGCTCATAAGTTACACCCTCATCGATAGTATCTTCTTCATAAATGCCATGATCTGCCTTCCATTTATCAAACTCACCAGTCTTTGCTTGACCAACACGTTGATTTTTGGAAACATAATCGATGTTGTAACCTTTAGCCTTGTAGAACTTTTTTAATAAGTCTGCACGGCGTGAAGTCACGTTCTCAGCGATCCCGGCCTTTGCAGACCATGGATCGTTGGGATCAGTGGCGTAAGTAGACTTTGGTGCGGCATTTTTTACAATGCCCTTCACCAATTCTTTAGCTTTGCTTACCATTTTTTCTTTTCCTCTGTGGTTCCACCAGCTGGTCCAAGCATTTCTTTACGGATTTTACCAAAAGATTTCTTAGCCAATTCTTTAGCCATTTTCAATGGTGTGGATTCATTTGTAACAAAATTAGGATCAACATCAGTACCTTTACCTTCTGCAACATTTTGTTCTTCCACATTCAACTTAACTTTATATGACTTAGCTTTATTGTGATAATCGGCACCAACTTTAACACGACCTGCCAATGTATCAACAGTCTTAGTCTTCATGTTTTCGTCAGGCTCAATGCGAACATCATCTTCTTCACTCATTGTACTGATGCCGCCTAGATTTTCATGTTTCATTGCTTGTTTTGTAGCAGTTGCATACATCACATTCTTAGCACGATCACCATAGCGTGATTTGAAGCCTGCCAAACCTTTTTTCATAGACTTGACAATCTTTTCACGCTTTTCTTTTTCACCACTAGTCATATGGCGTTCTTCTTCCTCTTTGTGCATTTCTTTTTCATGTTTACCAACTTCTTTGTGAGCAATTTTCTTTGCTTGTGGTGGTGTTACGCAATCACTTTCTTCCTTTTTCAAAGCGGAAGTTTTAACCATCTTCTTAACAAGAGCTTTGTCTTCTTTCTCGTCTGGATGTGCTTCTTCTTTAACTTCTTCTTTGTCTTTCTTGAATTTCTTGGTAAACACTGTACCTGTAGAAGTCTTCTTAGAATCGTGACCAGTTAAAGCACCAGGCTTCTTAGGTATCTGGCTAGGCTTTCCTTTCCAGTTGAATGGACTATCCTTCTCATCTTCCTCACGCACATCTGCTGGATGACCAGATGCCGCTGCCTTGTCATCTTTTTTCTTTGCAATTTGGCCACCAATTTTTTCTGGAGGAACCATACCTTCAGAGTGGTGCTTTGCAGTCACTGGATATTTCTTACCTTGAAATTCAAAGTGAGATTGATTTGCTCTTTTAGCCGCATGTGCTGCCTTGTGGAAACCAGTCTCATCTAATTCTGGCTCCAAAAGCATCTTTTTCTTGTCATCTGCTTCCATGATTGCTCTTGTAGCATCGATAAGTGCTTGTGATACTGATGATTTGGTAAACATTATTTTGCTCCTGTTTTTTTCTTTTTGATTGTGATACCTGATTGGCCAAACTTTTCAATTGGCTTAACAAAGTCTTCCTTATTTCCAGCACCACCAAGAGTGCCACTTACACCAGAATCTCCTTGACCGAAATCGAAGATTGATTCCTTAAACTTTTTCAACTTCTTCTTCTCAGCCAATGGATTAGGACTAACACCTCTTGGTTTGGCTGAGAAGTCTGCAACATCATCATTGCTATATTCTGTAGATTCTCTATATGTTCCTTGGTCACCCAAGCCTGCGCCAGCGGCTGGAGTACTTCCTCTTGTATCGAAAGTTGAACCAACACCATCTGTGTTGCCAATACGACCAGCTTTCAGTGAACGATCACCAAATTTCTTTAAACGAATCTTATCTGCATCTTTATTAAAGTTAGCTTCTTTTGGTTCAGGCATCTTAATGAGTTTAGGCTCAGAATCTTCTGCATATGAGAAAGCCTGTCCACCAATCTTAGAGTAACCACCATTCATTTTGATGTCACCATCTCTAACATCATCTCTCTTGCCTAACTTGGCTTGAAATTGCATGATAGGACTATTGTTGTCTTTCAATACTTTGAAACCTTTAGAAGCAAGATTGGCTTTCTGAATAGCCTTGGCTCCTTGTTTTGATTCATATAACGATAAGAATCTGTTATTTTCTTTTATACTGTTATCTAAGAATTGAGTTGTAATCTGATATGTTTCTGTGATATTATCTATGTTATTTTCCAAATCACCTGTATTGTCAAAACGGACAAAATTTGTAAATAAATTTGTGAATAGGTTGATATTATTTTGTGCTTTGTTCCAACGGTCATGGCGAATGGACTCTGCCATCATTCTGGATAGTAGAGTATTACGTTCTTTACTTACAACATCGGTGGTGTCCACAAAAACCATCATTGTCTTGTATCCAAGTTCTTCTAATTCTTCTTTGATGTGTGCAATCTTTTCACTGTCATCTGCTGGACCATTAATAATCAAAGGTTTGCCAGTGCGAATTGATTCTGTACGTGGATTCATAGAACGCATTGCTAACTTATGTTTATCATTCAATACATCCATAACTTGAGTGAAGTTGAATTCCATCACGTTTTGTTCTGCGATACATTCACGAATAACAACATCTTTGCCTGATCCTGGACCACCAGTGACGAAAATTGCTTTGTGGTAACCATGATTGGCCGATTCATGTAAACCCATTCCCTTTCGAACGTCATGCATAAGCTCTTTAGCATGTTCATCAGAAACGTGACTTGGCACACCTTGTCTAAATGATGAAAAATCTTTGTGTTGTGCGTGTTGACGCATTTTAGTGCCAGACATACCTTCTGAGCCTTCAGCATCTGGATCACGGTGTCCAGCAGATCGAACTTCTATCTTGTTGAAGTTGTATTTACCGTGTCTACCTTCAACACCATTATATTTGTTTAATAGGTCGTGATATTCCTTGACACGATCTGAACCTGCAACCATAATAAGGTGTCTGTGTCCCATTTTGTGTAATTCAGCCGCATGATGCAATAATGTTGGCTGTGCGGAAGAAGAACCAATAAAATGTGTGCCGGGTGAATAACGGCGCAAATGTTTTAATTTCTGTTGTGCACTAAGTGGATTCTTTTTGGAATCTTGTGAATGAGAAACTATAACCGCATGTGGAGCATTTTCTCTATCTGCAATATCACGCACCTTATCGATCAACTTCATGTGACCTGTTGTTGGTGGATTCATTCGGCCAAAAGCCATAACCACCGGTTTGGAATCTTCTTTATTTTCGACAATTAGTTGTTTAAATGATTTCATTTTAGTGGATCTTTGCAGGCATAACATTCCATCCATGAACGTTTTCTTTAAAGGCATTAGATTTGGTTTTAGGTGAATAATGTGCAATTGGTGTCATTGAACCATCTTTTTCTTTTTTATGTACCGTCACTCTATCCCCGTTTCTAGTTGCCGCATATTTTGTATTTCGATCACTGAATATTTTATTTAGTGGTGAATCACTTCCTGATGTTACAGCGGCATGGACCTTACTTGGTGTATCACCTTTAACGTGCACTTTAGCCCAAGGCATACTTGTATCAGCGGTCAAATGTTTTTTTAACATATGACCAATTTTTTCATGACCATCGCTTTGTTTCGTTAAGAAATCCAAATGGTCGTGTAATTCTTTAGCCACATCTGTTTTTACAGGTCTAGCCAATTCATTCGTTGCACCTTCAAGTGAGGAATCAGACTTTACACCTTCTTTTTTACGAAAATCATCTAGGTATTTTTTTCTTTCTGCTTGCTTTAAGTGACCAACACCTAACATAGAATGTACTTTACCCAAACCCGTTCTAGAAACTGAATCTGTGTCTAGTTTTCTTCTTGGATGATCCAAAATTCCATCCATATGGATAGATGGATTTTTAGCTGTAATGACACTAGATTTACTGGAAGATTTCAGTGAGTAACCCTCATAATGCTTTTCATCAGGTTCTGTAGCGTGGTGGGAATGTGCCACTTCAACTGAAACATCCGAAGGATTCTCTTGACTGTCGTTGTGTTTACCTTTTGTAAATCTTCCAATATCGCCAGATTTTGAAGTGTGGCCAATATTAGAAATTATAGCACCTTCTCCATGCTTCTGACGAATTGCCTCATGTATAGCCTGGGCGGCAGCACGGCCATGTTCTATTCTAGTGTCGATATGTTCTTTTTTGATACCTTGAGACAACCTATTGATTGCATCAACGTGTGGTTGAATATCCTTTTTATGTTCTGGTGATCCGTGTGTACCAGCACCCTTGTGCATAATATCTATCAGATGTTTAGCTGTTGAATGTTCAGCTATTTTGCCAGCAGTATCTGGAGTTATATCCTCACCGGCCGAAAATTTCTCCAGCAATCTCTGGTGTTCTTCCTCGATATCATGACCTATATTTTGTAAATCGTCTTTGCTAGGCTCATCTGCGTTTAGCCCCCAGTGAACAACTTTGGTGACTGCGTTTAAATTTTTATTGTGAAATATTGCAGATTTACCACCAACACGATTGATAACATGCACATCAATTTTATGGCCATCATCTGTTTTGTATGAATGATATGGTTTTTGGCTACCAAAGTCTTGGTCATCACCAAAGTTTTCTGTAACGTATACTGAAAATCTTTTCATTTTCTTACCTTCAATAGGTTAGCACGAGCAAACTCGGCACGATTAACTAGTTTTGTTGGTTCACCTGCGTGGTTGACAACAAAGCCTTCAGGACCAGTTCTCTTTCCATCAATGTGGTGCTCTAGTCCACCCTCATGTTGTTGTAGTGTGTCAACCAATACATTTTTAGCCTTTTGTAAATGGCTATGCATCTTTAACAGATTTGCATAATGCTTTTTGTTGCTGTCGATCCACTCTGAATGGCCTTTAGCAATAGCTTGTTTCTTTCCTTTAGCCGCTGGTGTTTTAAGTTTTGCTATTTCTTTGCCTGTCTTATCTGCAATGTGCTTTTTCAATCCTTCAACGCTAGGTTCCTCACCTGTACGAACGGTGTGATTTATATAAGTGGCTAAATGGCCTGCTTCTCCAGCATGTTGAGGATGTATGTGGTCATACATTTCAGGATTTTTGTTGTGTATATCCTGTGCGGCCTTCATGTGTTTCATAAATTCACTTTGTGCGGCATCACTATAGTGAAGTTCTCGGGTGTCGTGGTTTGGAGATTTCTGCCAGACATCAGGATGTTGTTTGAAGTTATGTAAGTCTGGATGTGGATCCGCAGTCATTGAGGAAGCATCATCTCCATGGTACTGAGTGTGTGTTACGATACCAATTTTAGATTTTTTAACCTTATCGGCCTCATCACCTCTTGCCGTGTAAGTTATAGTGTTAGGTGTAAAAGATGCTTTTCCGCCTGGTTTGTGTTCCACATCATCTTTTGAGTGCATTATATCACCCTGGTAAACACCAGTCTTTGGCACAACTTTAGGTAGGTGATTTAATGCGGCATGTAGTTTGTCCATTAAACCTGGTGCATGGCCATGATTTTTCTCGATATCTGCATGGGTGTAATTGATTTTTGGTGTCTTATTGAATGCAGACTTTGAAGCCACAAAGAATTTGCCAGTCTCTGGATGGTGTCCGTATACTAAAGAAGGAGAACCATCATATTTCATTGTCAGGGCTGAACTGTTTCCACCAGACTTGATGTGGTTGTGTGCTTGCATCAGAGCACCTTTAGCGTGTTCAAAGCCGGCAGCACCATGGAACAGAGGACGATCCTCAGCGTGGTGGATATGTTTTAGTTTTGCCCCTTCTTGTGGGCTAGAATCTTCTTTTAGAAAAGACTTAAAACTTTTCATTGTTTTCCTTAGACATTGCAATACACTATGATTGCCATGATAGTATTTATATAACTTTTCGGTTTATACCTTTTTAGTTTGGAAAGTTTGGCTCCGATACATAGTCAGTCAAATTGCATGAAGCCTGTAGAAGAAATTTGGCATTTGAAACCCATGACATCTCGTTCTTCCAGTTTTTCTTTGTCCATTAACTCAAAAACACAATGTTCCAAGTCTCGGCCAGTCTGTAAGCTGTGATTTACGATACGCCTCATCATTTCCTTGGTTTCTGGAATCAGAGACCCACAGAAAGAGAAAATTCTAGTGTCGACCAGTTGAATATCCTTTGATATCCACGAATCAACTCGTCTTTTAAAAACGTATTTTCCTTCTATTGCATGATCTTCGATATGAAAATCATCCGTCAGAGAACCTCTACCTGTAACCTTAAATATTCTTTTAACC